TCAGTCGCGGGCTCGTCGTCCCTACCGGGCCAGCTGAGATTGTAATCTGGAATATTGGTGCATCGACTTCAGTGTTTGGCGGTTACTTCAGCTACGATGAGTGATGGCTGATGGCCGAGGACCATACACGTAACACGGGCGGTGTACCATGGGGCAACACTGTACCGGGCTTTGGCACACGTCCGTTCACTGAGGCAAGTCCGCAACAGAGCACAATTCTTGCTGTACCCGACCCACCGGTCATATACTATGGCGTTATACCTGATGACAATATTGTCCCGTTCCCGGCGTCCTGGGGCGTCCTGCCGTTGCTGCCTGTGTGGCTGCCCGGACAGGAGCTTGACGGCCTCTCATCAACGATATCATCTGCGACAGGTTCGCTTGGGCTCAGCTCTGTTATCTCGGGCATGAGCGCTTCCTCATCGTCCGCGTCGGGCACGGTCGGCGCTATCATGGCGGTGTCCGGTACATCACCGAACGCATCTCACGCCAATGGTACTCTTGGCCTTCTGGGCGTGATAACCGGTTCATCCTCGACTGTTTCATCAGCGTCTGGCACGGTTGTAACAATAGCTGTTATATCTGGTGCCGCGTCTTCTGCCTCATCGGCTTCTGGATCGATCACGCGGCAGGGCGGCATTGCCGGGTCTGCGTCCTCGGCGTCCTCCGCTTCTGGGTCTATAGTCCAGATACTTGCCTGCGCGGGGTCAGCGGCATCATCTTCGTCTGCCACCGGCAATATTTCAGCGACACTTCTTGCGTCTGGCCTTGCCCAGTCAGCATCTTCGGCCTCTGGTTCATTCCTGGCCGCTATCGTATCTGGCTCATCGTCTACTGCGTCATCCGCAGCGGGCTCAGTAGTGTTGATCGGCGCGGTGGCGGGTTCGTCCGCCACAATGAGTGCAGCCTCCGGGTCTGTGTCTCGGTTCTCTCCGATGGCTGGACAATCCGCCACCGCGTCCCAGGCTAGCGGTTCCGTAGTTTTGATCGGTTCCGTATCGGGTACGTCCTCGACCGCGACCACCGCGTCAGGCTCCTTCGGCACGCTATCTTCAACAAGTGGGACCGCCACCACTGTTAGCGCTGCGTCTGGCGCGGTGGTCGCTATATTGGCCATATCCGGGGCGTCCGCTACTGCATCCCATGCATCCGGTGTATTTGGTGCAATCATATTGGTGGGATCGGCTTCGACCTCATCATCAGCATCAGGTGCCATTACGATGACCCTTGCCTGCGCGGGGTCATCCTCCACAGCCTCCACCGCGTCGGGCTCGCTCGGCAAACTGTCGCCCGTTGCGGGTTCATCGACCGCAATCAGTTCTGCGTCTGGCGCGGTGGTTATACATGTAGGGGCCGTCACTTATGATGTGAATGGCGTGGCCCTTACGCAAAGTGTCGCGAATGGAACCGTGTCCCTCTTCGCGGCTCTGGCTGGCACGTCTATCAGTGCGTCGGCAGCGACTGGCGTTCTGAGTCGTTTGGGCGCGCTATCCGGCAGTGCGGTCTCGACCAGCGGTGCAACGGGCTCCATTAGTCTGGTCGGGGCTGTCACTGGTATGGCCACCTCGGTCAGTGTTGCTGCGGGCTCCATTACGCTGGCCGAGGTGGTCGCCGGTACTTCGATCACGTCGAGCAAGGCTGATGGCTGGACAGCTGGCGGGCCCATGTCGGGTTCGTCCTCTACGCAATCGAGTGCTACCGGTTGGTTGGGGCTCGAGGTTGCACTCTCCGGTAGCAGCGCTACGGCTAGCCAGGCTTCTGGATCCCTGACCATAATTGTCAGGCCACCGACTGGTATATCAGGCTTCGCAGCTACCGTGTCGACCGCAAGCGGAGCGGTCGTATCGGTTATGGTGCTTTCCGGGACGGCGCTTAGCGCGTCCTCGGCTCAGGGTAGTATCTCGGCCCAGGGAGCGCTCTCAGGGACCTCTCGCGCGGTATCGGTAGGCTTGGGCGGGGTCGTCCTCCTGATGGCTGTGGCCGGTAGCGCGGAGACGGCTAGCCAGGCTGATGGTTACCTGGCCGGGCTTGGAGTACTGACAGGGCTGGCGATATCAAAGAGCCAGGCCGATGCCTGGGTAGGCTTGCCGTTTGTGGCGGGCTCGCTACCAGACGATGTCACGGCGGTCGTTTGGGTAAGTAACGAGCTTGACGCGGAGCTAAGCGTGAATGTGCTCTCGTCCTCGGTTGTAGCAGAGAGCCTCGTTGCGTCGGTTGAGTCCGATACAGCCGTCGCTACTATCGAAACTAACGAAATAGATGCAGAGGTGACATAATGGACATGGTAGCTCTATTCTTCAAGCAGGGTGACGACATCATCGTAACGGCGCGGTTTGCTGAGATATCAGACGGCACAGGAATGACGGCGACGTTCTACGTCAAGGATGACAAGACGATAGATGATACGGACCCGACCGTGATCAAGTACGATAGCGATGTTATAGCTGACCCCGACAACATTGGGGCTACGCTATCGCGATTTGACATTCCGTCTGCGGACACTCAGACGACTGGTGCATGGTGGTGGAAGGTCAGGGTCTTTGATCCGTTTAACAATGTTAGGACTGCTAATCAGGGTCCTCTGCTAATCGAGGCGGTATAGTCATGGTAGCCGGTCGCGAGGTATCACCTCAGGATGTAGATAACACAGAACGGCTCATGAAGTACTGGACAGAGGGACCAGGAGGGGCCAAGATTGGCTGGGGTACGAAAGACGACTTCTACAGGTGTGAGGCGCTTCTGGGCAAGTATGTAAACCCTGATGAAGTCAAGGGTCTGTGCTCAAATCTACATCAGCGTGCGACCGGGTTCAGGCCAGGTCATGCACCCTCGGAGCAGTGAGCAACGCTGTCCCGTATATAGAGCGTCCGCGCCTGGGCTAGACTTATCGGCCCGGCTCAGCTATAATCTACGCGAGCAAGGAATGGGAATGAGCGAATCTGCAGTAGAGGGAATGACTGGCGACACCGGAGTGGTCGAGACCACCGGCGGTGCTGACTCCACGTCTGAAGGCCATCCTGAAGATCAGGCGGCCGAAGAGCAGCTTCACGAGGTCATGCAGGCGAATGACCCTGATGAGCTGAAGAAGGAGTCAAACCGTTGGATGAAACTGGCCCAGCGGCATGAGAAGACCGCCCGGGAAAATGCTGCCGATGCCAAGGCTTGGCGCGAGCAGCAGGATGCCAACAAGACCGAGCTACAGAGGGAGAGAGACGCCCGCGCAGCTGCTGAACAAGAGCGAGATGCCTTGTCAACCCAGCAGAATCGGATGCTCGCTGCCGCCGCGAATGACCTGTCACCCGACCTGATTGAGTACCTTGGCGATGGAACCGCCGAGGAGATTGGCGATCGGGCAGCAACGCTGAACAGGCTCATCGAAGAGGAAATCGCCAAGCGTACTGAGACGCGCTCTAAGCAGCCAGCTACCGGCAATGGTCGCCCTACTGTGCGGACACAGCCAGTGGTCGGAAGTATGCGGAGCGGGTCGGCACCGTCAACTGGCGTCAACCTTACGGGTCCTGAACAGTTGTTCCGGCAGCTCGTCCACGGAGACGACATTTAGCGCGAGCGCCAAGCAGTAACGCCGCGTCCGCGCGGAAAGAGCACCCATGCCCACGTACAACACCCATGTCGGGCGTACCACGTCGGGCTCGGACCCGCTTGTTCCTGAGCCGCTGGCGACAGCCATCATTCAGGAAGCCCCCAAGGCGAGCGCGGCGCTGAGCCTGATGGCCAGTACTCCCCTTTCATCCAAGACCCAGCGCATGCCAGTCCTCGACGTTCTGCCCGTCGCCTACTGGGTTGGCGGCGACACCGGTATGAAGCAGACGACCCTGCAGCAGTGGAAGAACGTCGTGCTGGTGGTCGAGGAAATCGCCTGCATCGTGCCCATCCCCGAGGCATACCTGGACGACGCGGACGTGCCGCTCTGGGGCCAGGTCCAGCCGCGTATCACTGAGGCCGTTGGCCAGCTGATCGACCTCGCCGTCCTCTGGGGCATCAACAAGCCGACCACCTGGGGTGAGGCTGTCTTCCCCGGCGCGGGCAAGTCCCAGCACTTCGTCGTACAGGGAACTGGCGTCGACCTCGGCCAGGACGTGACCAAGCTCGGCGCGATGATGGCCCAGACCGGCTACACCGTCAACGGCTTCGCCGCCATGCCGGGCACCAGCTGGAACCTCGCTGGACTGCGTTCCGCGCAGGGCGTCCCGATCTACCAGCCGGACATGACCGGTCGGCCGGGCGGTGTCCTGTACGGCTATGGCATGAACGAGATCAACAACGGCTCGTGGCAGTCCGGCCTTGCCGGAGCGGTCATGCTCGCCGGGGACTTCACCAAGGCGCTGATCGGCATCCGGCGCGACATCAGCTTCAAGATGTTCACCGAGGGCGTCATCTCGGACGACTCCGGCAAGGTCATCCTGAACCTCATGCAGCAGGACTCCGTGGCGATGCGGATGACGATGCGGCTCGCGTACGCGACGGTCAACCCGGTCACGATCATGCAGCCCGCCGCTCCGATGACCGGTACTCCCCCGCCCAACAACCGGTGGCCGTTCGGCGCGATCCTTCCTGTCGGCGCGACTCCGCCAGCCGCCGCAGCGCTCAACGTCATCCAGGCACCGCCGTATCCGTACACCGGCAGCTTCATGGTCGAGGGTGCGCAGGCCGAGGTCGACCTGGAGAATGAGCAGGAGACGGAAGCCATGGCCGCTCAGCGCGCGTACGCGGAGCAGGCCGAAGGCGAGGCGCGCGAGGGCCTGCAGACAGCGGCCCATCGACGCCAGGAGCGTCGGCCAGCTCGTCAGGCTCAGACCCGGGAGCGCGGCAGCAAGGAGTAGTCGGTGATCTACCCGACCGATGGTTCACTACCCAGCCTGGCTGATCCAGATGACATCATAGCCAGGCTGGGCAGGAACCTGAACCAGATTGAGGCGGCGCGTGTCGACGCCATGCTCAAGGATGGTAGCGCTATCATCCGTAGGCGGGCGCGGAACACGTTCATCTATGAGGACACAGACACCATTACCATGGCTGCGTCCGATGGCCTCATCGTTCTACCTGGACGGCCGATATACAACATCATCTCGGTCGTAGCTCGGTCGGGTGTTCATTCCATACCAGACATCCCGATAACCTGGTTCATCTTCGACGGCGTGGATACCGTAACAATACCGGAGCCACGTTATTCCGGCATAATCAATCTACCTACGTTCTGGTACAATGCGGCGTGGTACAGTCACTCGTACGACACGACGTATGAACACGGATACCGCAATGTACCGGCGGACATTAAGGGCCTTTTGTGCTCTGCCATCATATCGGAGTTGTCGACTCCAACGATGTCGGCTACCCTACAGAGCGAGTCAATTGGTGCGTATAGCTATAGCATGCGTCGCAGCTATAGCGGGGGTGGTACAGGGGGCGGAGCAATGGCTGGCCTATATGCAGCACTCCGTGACTTCGGTATGGACGAGATACTAGGGGACTACAGATTCAAGGTGG